GAACACAACTATATTTTTGTTGGAAAAGCAGGATCGTTCTGCCCAATAAAGAAAGGTTGTGGCGGAGGTCTTTTGATGAGGCAGAATGGAGAAAAGTATAATTCAGCAACAGGTGCCAAAGGTTATAGATGGCTTGAGTCTGAAATCGTTAAAGAATTAGGAAAAGAAAATGATATAGATCGTTCATATTATACGTTTTTAGTTGATGAAGCTGTGAGCGATATTTCAAAGTATGGCGACTTTGAATGGTTTATATCTGAAGATAAGTATAAAGGCGAATTTGATGTACCATTTTAAGAAAGGAGCATAAAATGGCTAATAATATTGTTATTGAGAATGCAAGAATAGGTTTCAGGAACTTTAGTGGAAAAGAGGGTAAATTTAACCCTCCTGGAAAAAGAAATTTCTGTTGGTTCATAGATGATGTCGATCTTGCTGAAAGATTGAAATCTGATGGTTGGAATGTAAAAGAGCTAAAGCCAAGAGAAGATGGTGATAAACCTCAGCCATATTTGCAGGTGGCTGTGAATTATGATAACAGACCGCCTAAAATCGTTCTTGTTACAAGCAGTGGAAAAAATGTAGTAAACGAAGAAGAAGTCGGAATGCTTGATTGGGCAGAGATTTCGAATGTTGATTTGATTGTTACGCCATATAATTGGGAGTTTAACGGAAGATCTGGAATAAAAGCATACGTTAAGTCAATGTATATTACTATCGAAGAAGATGAATTTGAAAAGAAGTATGCTGATAATCCTAATGATGTGATAGACGAAGATATTCCGTTCTAAGAAGGGAAGTGGTTTATATTTCTTTGAAGTTATATGAACATCAGAGAATGGCGTTGGACAGACTGAATAATGGTTCTATATTATGTGGAGATACAGGATCCGGTAAATCTATTACAGCTTTGGCATACTATTTTTCAAAAGAGAATGGCGGTAGCTTTGAAGGAGAGTATATTCCTATGAAAGATCCACCACAGGATCTATACATTATAACAACTGCCAGAAAAAGAGATACTTTAGAATGGGAGGGCGAATTAGCGCCCTTCCTTCTTTCTACAGATCCTGAATTAACACCATATAATAATAAGGTCGTTATAGACTCCTGGAATAATATTGGAAAGTATGTGGATGTTAAAGATGCATTCTTTATATTTGATGAGCAAAGAGTGGTCGGATATGGAGCATGGGTAAAAGCTTTTCTTAAAATCACAAAAGCTAACAGATGGATATTATTGAGTGCAACACCTGGCGATACGTGGATGGATTATATTCCAGTATTCATAGCTAATGGGTTTTATAAAAATAAAACGGAATTTATAAGAAGACATGTCGTGTTTAACAGGTTCACAAGATATCCTAAAGTTGATAAGTATGTTGATTGCGGAAGACTTATAAAACTTCGAAAAATGATATTAGTCAATATGCGTTTTATGAAGAATACAAAGCGTAATGATGAAACAGTAATTGTTGACTATGACAAGAAGCTATATTCAGAATCTACAAAGACTAGATGGAATATTTATAAAGATCGTCCAATGAGAAATATTTCCGAGTATTGTCAGGTGATGAGAAGAATAAGCAACACCGATGAGTCAAGAATTGAAACTGTGAAAAAATTAATAGCCGAACATCCGAAGTCTATCATATTTTACAATTTCGATTATGAATTAGAAATACTGAGAAAGATAGGAAAAGATCTTAATATAAAAACCGCTGAATTAAACGGCCATAAACATGAAAATGTTCCAACTACAGATTCTTGGATATATTTAGTTCAGTATGCATCTGGCTCAGAAGCATGGAATTGTATAGAAACAAATACTATTATATTTTACTCACTTAATTACTCATGGAGAACAATGCATCAATCTGCAGGAAGGATAGACAGACTCAACACACCATATTCTGATTTGTATTATTACTATTTAAGATCTAATTCTCCAATCGATATTGGAATTGAAAGAACATTAAAACATAAAAAAGACTTTAATGAAAAAGATTTTGCAGGAGGAATATCTTTTGAATAAAAGGCCTAATGTAGTTTGCAAAGATTGCAAGAAACGTAATCCTGGCTGTCATTCAGATTGCCAGGATTATATTTCTTTTAAAAAAGAATTAGATGAGTATAACAGCAAAAGAAAAGAAGAAGCTGATATAGCATCATTATATTGGAATTATAAAAAGAATAAGTTATTTCGTAGGAGGTGATCGATTGCACGAGTTTACAACTATAAAAAGACATCCCGATTATGAAATTAACATTAAAGGAGATATAAGAAAGAAAGGAACAACAGTATTAAGAAAAACATATCCTGTTAATGGTCATCCTAAAATTATAATTAATGGGAAAACAGAGTATGTTAGTCGTTTGGTTGCAGAGACTTATATTCCTAATCCCGAAAACAAGTCAGATGTAAACCATATAGACAGAGACACACAAAATAATCATATTTCAAATCTTGAATGGGCAACACACGGAGAGATACAAAAAGAATCTTATAGAGGATATCTTGCTCCTGGCGGCAGGGGTTATTCAAAAAGAATAATGATAATCGAGACAGGAGAAGAATTTCCAAGTATAAGATCATGTGCAAAAGCTGTAGGAGGAAGTGCTTCTGGAATTCGGCAGTGCTTAAATAATAATCTAGGCTCATATAAAGGTTTTCATTACAAATTATTGCCATAGGTTATACCGGTCGTAGAAATTACAGACCCTATTATAGGAGAAGAGGGCGGAATGTCTCTTTCTCCTATATTTTTTGCCAGGGTCGGAAAGGAAACACGATGCTGGAAAGCGATTATCAACAACAATTGCGAGATAAATTAGAAAAGATATTTAAAGGGTGCGTTGTTTTAAAAAACGACCCTAATTATATTCAGGGTTTTCCTGATCTCACTGTTTTCTATAAAAAGAAATGGGCTGTGTTGGAAGTTAAAAGAGATATTTCCGAAATGTCCAAAACGACCGCGAGTATACAAAATCAAAAATTCTATATTCGTATGTTGGATAGGATGTCATTTGCGAGATTCATATATCCGCAAAATGAAGAGGAGGTATTAAATGAACTTCAACAAGCATTTAGATCTTGAAGGCCAGCATGCATTTTTAAGCGCAAGTAAGTACCATTGGATTAACTATGATGAAGATAAACTTGTAAACGTTTATGAAAAATATTTATCAGCACAACGAGGTACAAGACTACATGAGTTTGCTCGAGAATGTATAGAACTTGGGCAACGATTACCAAAGTCAAAAAAGACTTTGAATATGTATGTGAATGATGCAATAGGCTTCAAAATGACGCCAGAACAAACTCTATATTATTCAGAGAATTGTTTTGGAACAGCTGATGCTATATCTTTCAAGAATAATTTTTTAAGAATCCATGATTACAAATCTGGAGAAACACCGGCGTCAATAAATCAACTCGAGATTTATATGGCGCTTTTTTGTTTGGAGTATGAGAAGAACCCAAACAAGATTGATTCTGAATTAAGGATATATCAGTCAGATAAAGTATTCATTCACGAACCATCGGCAGATGATATTTTTCACATTATGGATAAGATTGTAGCTTTCGACAAAAGAATTAATGAACTTAAAGGAGCCGAATAATGTTTTACGAGGAATTATATCATTATGGTACCAAAAGACATTCTGGAAGATATGAATGGGGTTCTGGAGAAAATCCATATCAGCATGAAAGCTGGTTCCTTGGTGAAATGACAAGTTTGAGAGACCAAGGAATGAACGACACAGAAATTGCGAAAGCTATGGGCATGTCTTCTAATGAATGGCGTTCAAGAAGAACTATAGAAAAGAATGCTAAAATTGCTGCAGATTCGACGCATGCTTTAGAATTAAAAGACAAAGGATATTCCAATGTTGAGATAGGAAATATTCTTGGTATTTCTGAAGGTACTGTTAGAAATTATCTTAAACCGGCGTTTAAGATGAGAGAAAGCAAAACTGAACTATTAGCAAATGAGCTGAAAAACCAAGTTGCTAAACATCCATATTTAGATGTTGGGGCTGGAGTTGAACTTCAACTTGGAGTGTCAAAGACACAAATGAAACCAGCATTAGCTTTGTTAAAAGAACAAGGATATAAAGTTAGTTATATTCAGGTGGAACAAGCAACTAATCCTGGAAAGAAAACGTCAGTTCAGGTTCTTACTAAAGATGATATTCCATATGGAGAAATTTATAGAAATAGAGACAAAATTATATCCCCTGAGGGTGTTTGGTTTGAAGATAGAGGAACTACAAAAAGAGGAATAAAACCTCCAGTTGATGTAGACTCTAAAAGAATAGCTATTCGATATTCTGAAGATGGCGGAACAGATAAAGATGGCGTTGTTGAACTTAGAAGAGGCGTTGAGGATATTTCTTTAGGAAAGAATAACTATGCTCAAGTAAGAATTGCTGTAGATGGAACCCATTATATTAAAGGGATGGCTATGTATAGTGATGATCTTCCAAAAGGCGTCGATATTTTGTTTAATACTAACAAATCAAAAGATGTTCCTATGATAGGACCAAAAAACAATTCTGTTCTTAAACCGATGGAAGACGATAAAGATAATCCGTTTGGGTCTACAATTAACAGGCAACCTACATATTTAGGAAAAGATGGCAAAGAGCATCAATCTGCTTTAAATATTGTAAATGAACCAGAAGATTGGGATAAATGGTCAAAAGCACTATCGTCTCAATTTTTATCTAAACAAAATCCGTCATTAGCCAAGAGGCAACTTGATCTTGTTTATAAACAAAAAAGGCAGGAATACGAGGATATTTGCAGCGTTAACAATCCAGTTGTAAAACAAAGGTTATTACAATCTTTTGCCGATGATTGTGATTCTGCAGCTGTGGATCTTAAAGCCGCACCTTTACCTAGACAGCAAACTCACGTTATTTTACCGTTAACAACGATAAAAGATAATGAGATTTACGCTCCTAATTATAGAAATGGTGAAGAAGTTATATTAGTAAGACATCCTCATGAAGGAACTTTCCAAATACCAAGACTTATAGTAAACAACAATAATAAGCAAGGAAAATCTTTGCTTGGGCAAGCACCAAATGCTGTCGGTATATCTGCGAAAGCTGCAGAACAGTTGTCTGGAGCGGATTTCGATGGAGATACTGTAATTGTTATTCCAACAAAGAATCAATCTCTAAAAGCAACAAAACCTCTAAAAGCATTAGAGGGATTTGATCCGAAAGAATATTATAGAGCATATCCTGGAATGCCTGAAACAGGACCAAAGACCGGATTTCATAAGCAGACTGAGATGGGAAAGATATCCAATCTCATAACGGATATGACTATAAAAGGAGCAACTCCTGCAGAAATAGCGAGAGCTACACGGCATTCGATGTGTGTTATTGATGCTGAGAAACATAATTTAGACTGGCGTAGGTCTTATCAAGAAAATGATATTGCTCATTTAAAAGAAAAGTATCAGGGGGGTAAAAATAAAGGTGCCTCTACCCTTATTTCTAAAGCTAGTTCTGAAGAACGAGTTCCTCAAAGAAGAGATGGATATTCTATAGACCCTAAGACTGGAGAAAAGATATTTTCATATACAGGCAATACTTGGACTGATAAAAATGGAAAAGTAAAACCTATGCAGGATAAGTCTACAAAAATGTACGAAACAAAGGATGCATTTTCTTTATCTTCAGGAACAAATATGGAAAGCATATATGCTACCCATGCTAATAAATTAAAAGCTCTTGGAAATGAAGCCAGAAAAGAACTTATTTCTACACCAAATCTTACATATAATTCAAGCGCAAGAAAAACATATTCTGCAGAAGTTGATTCTTTAAATTCTAAATTAAATAATGCTTTAAAAAATCATCCAAACGAGAGAAAAGCTCAGTTAGTGGCAGATGTCATTTTCAAAGCTAAAAAAGAAGAAAATCCTAAACTTAAAGATGATAAAGAAGAAGCTCGTAGAGTGAAGGCCCAGATAATAGAGGATACCCGAGCTAGAGCGGGCACTACTCACCGTAAGGATAGGAACATAACCATAACGGATAGGGAGTGGGAGGCTATACAAGCCGGTGCACTCCACCATTCAAAGGTCGAGAA